ATGGCAAAGTTAAAAATTACAAGGGCTAATGGCGAAGTCTCAGAGCACAGAATAACGCCAGGAATTGAATATAACTTTGAATTGAAGTATGGCGCAGGTATTAGCAAAGTCTTGCGTGAGCACGAAAGGCAAACCGAAATATTCTGGCTTGCTTATGAATGCTTACGCAGGGCTGGCGCACAAATACCTTTATGGGGATCTGAGTTTATTGACACTCTAGAGACCGTCGAGGTATTAGACGAAGAAAAAAAATAATAGAGCGGTCTTCAATACTTTACAGCATCGCACAGTTAAGCGTAGAGACTGGGATACCGCCTAGCGAGTTTTTAAATATGGATACGGAAATGTATCGAGCAATCGTACAAGTCCTAACCGATAGAGCTAAGGAGATCAGAAATGCCAGTCGTAGTAAACGGCGTTAAACAACTCCAGAAAGCTATGCGGGATGTAGATAAAAATCTTAATAAAGAAATGTCTAAAAACGTCAAGCGAGCTATGTTAATTGTGCGAGATCGAGCACGTGGATATTTACCGCAACAAAGTGAGGTTTTAAGCGGTTGGGGTAAAGGCACTGCATCAATAGATACTGTTAAAGATCCTAAAAGATTGTTTCCGCCATATGATTATGCTTTGGCAGTAGCTGGCGTAGCTTATTCAGCAGGTCAAAACAAACGCAATAACAGTGGATATAGAGCTGCATTTTATGTTTACAATAATTCTAGATCAGGCGCAATTTTTGAGACTGCTGGCCGATTAAATAAACCTAGAGGCAATAAATCATTAAACCCTAATGCACCAGCCGAGTTTAACTCAGCCGCCGAGATGCTAAGCAGTATGAAAGGCCAGGGCAAACAGCGAGGCCGTGTTATTTATCGTGCTTGGGATGAGACTAAAAACAAAGTCATACCAGCCGTAGTTGAGGCTATTGAAACAGTAGCGGTCAAGTTTAAAAAAGACACAGAACTTAGAAAGGCTGCATAGTGCCTAATTTAATTGTCAGTGCGGTCAGCACCTTTGATAACAGAGGACTTAAAAAAGGTCAGAAAGAAATCAATGCGTTTGATAAAACGCTTAAAACTTTAGGCAAAACCTTTGCGGGTGTATTTGGCGCTCAAAAAATATTACAGTTTAGCAAAAATGCCGTTAATGCTTTTATGGCAGATGAAAAAGCAGCTAAAGCATTAGAGCAACAATTAAAAAATACTGGTTATCAATTTAGCGCACCAGGAGTTGAAAAATATATATCTAATCTTCAAAGAACTACTGGCGTTTTAGATGATGAATTGCGCCCAGCATTCCAACAATTATTAACAGTTACTGGGTCAATTACTAAAAGCCAAGATGCTTTAGGCACAGCATTAAACATAAGTGCGGCAACAGGCAAATCTTTAGCAGAAGTTAGCGCAGCACTTACTCGTGGATTTAGTGGTAACACTACAGGATTAAGCAGATTAGGTGCAGGCATAAGCAAGGCCACGCTAAAGACTGGCGATATGAATAAAATTATGAACGAACTAAACAAAAAGTTTGCTGGACAATCTGCCGCCAAATTAGAAACTTATGCAGGCAAAATGGGTCTATTAAACGTTGCCGCTGAAAACGCTAAAGAAACAATAGGTCAAGGCCTTTTAGATGCTTTAACATTATTGGGTAAAGATACAAGCATAGCCACCGCAAGTAACGCTATGGAAAACTTTGCTACAAAAATTAGTGATGCTATTTATGGGGTTGCAGTTTTAGTTAAAAAATTAGACGGTTTGGCATCAACAGCAAAAACAGGTGGCTTGGCAGATTTATTATTAAGATTACAACCAGGCGGTAAAGGCGCACAAGCTTTATTTAGCGGCTTACAATCTATTGGAGCATCCGCTAAACCAGCTCAAAGCAATTTAGAACCTAGATCAGCAAGCCGTATTTATCTACAACAATTACGCCTAGAAAACAAAATAATTAGAGACACCAATAAAGCCAGGGCAGATGAATTGGCTAAACTAAAGGCCAAGTCAGAGGTAGACAAACTTAAAGATAAGTTTGATGTAGAACGCATTAACCTAATGGTCGCCCTTAATGCTGCCACCGATGAAGAAACCAAATTACGCATTAGAGCGCAACTAGCAATCTTAGATAATAACGAGGCTTTGGCAAAGAAATACAACGCAGAATTAAACGCTAAAACTTCTTTAGATGCATTAGCCGCAGCTACAGGCACAGCAGCTAACGCTTTAAATAATTTTGGCCCAGCACTATTTACCGCATTAGGTGAGATGACTGCCAGAGCCAGAAATCAAATAGCACCTATGGAAGGTGGATCTAGCACCTATACAGTGCCACAAGGCGTAACCAATCAACAGGCTACCGCCACTGCAACAGCCGTACCAAACGTAGGTGTAACCGTAAATGCTGGCACCATAGTTACAGATCAGCAATTAGAAGCCGTTATCCAGCAAAACGTATTGCAGTTATTAAAATCAGGCAACAAATTATTGCCAGCAGGATCGCTTAACTAATGGCCGTACCAACAGTTAATGCAATAATTAACTTCTCGACAGGGCCAGCGTTTGCCCAAGCGATGATATTAGATACTGGCATATTAGATACAAACATATTGGCCGATTCAGCTGCAATTATTGTGGATGTATCAGATCGCATTAATTATATTCAAACAATAAGGGGCCGTAACGCTTTGGTAGATCAATTCCAAACAGGTACTTTAACTTTGCGTATAGTAGATCAAAACGGAGATTTTAACCCAACTAACCCACTAAGCCCCTATAGCCCTTACTTAACGCCAATGAAAAAGGTACAGATTTCTGCTACGTATGGTGCGACTACTTATTCTTTATTTTCAGGCTTTATTACAAGCTATGTAAACACCCAGCCAAAGGATGCAACAGAGGTTGCCTATACAACTATACAAGCTGTAGATGCGTTTAGGCTTGCGCAAAATGCTCAGATTTCTACTGTTACAGGAGCTAGTGCAGGGGATCTGTCAGGCACTCGCATCAATCAGATATTAGATCAAATTGACTGGCCGACAACTATGCGTGATGTTGATGCTGGCTTAACCACAATGCAAGCCGATCCTGGCACAGCCCGCACCTCTTTAGATGCTATGACCACGGTTACAGAAAGCGAATATGGGGCTTTATATGTAGATGTCGATGGATCCTTTGTGTTTCAGGATCGATCAGTTACTGCTGGATCTATTGGTGGCACTGTAACTACCTTTAATGATAATGGCACAGGTATCGCCTATGCTAATGCAGTATGGAAATTAGACGATACGCTGGTGTTTAATTCGGCCACTGTCAGCCGTGCTGGTGGTACGCCACAAACAGCTATTAACCAAGCGTCAATAGACAAGTATTTTATTCACTCATATAACCTGCAAAACCTGCTTATGCAGACCGATGCCGTGGCTCTAGATTATGCCCAGGCTTATGTGGCTAGCCGTGCTGAAACTCAGGTTAGATGCGATGGGATCGAGTTAGATCTTTATACGCCTAACTACAACTCAGGCATTATTGCAGCTTTAGAGTTAGATTTCTTTGATCCTATCAGAGTGGTTACTACCCAGCCAGGCGGCTCCACGCTAGACCGCACTTTACAAATCTTTGGGGTGGCTAACACCATTACACCAAACAGCTTTAGGGTGTTTTTTACGACTTTAGAACCCGTAATAGATTCCCTGATTTTAGATAACAATATCTATGGCACTTTAGACTATAATGTGCTCAGTTACTAAGGAGAAATAATGGCAGCAGGATTAGGGTTTAAGGACTTTACAACAGGCGAGGTATTAACCGCAGCCGATGTTGATGGCTATTTGATGCAAGGTGTCTGGGTGTTTGCCAGTGCCGCTGCTAGAGATGCAGCTGTAACATCACCGCAAGAAGGTAATTTTGCATATCTTAAAGACACAAATGTAACTACATATTATACAGGCAGTGCTTGGGCAAACCTTGATACAACAGGCTTGACTAACCCAATGACAACTACTGGCGATATGATTTATTCATCACCAGGATCTACGCCAGTAAGACTTGGTATTGGGACAACAGGTCAAGTATTAACTGTAGCTGGTGGCGTGCCATCTTGGGCAACCGCTTCTGGTGGCGGTGGCAAAGTTTTGCAAGTTATTCAAGACACTCAAACAAGCGCAACCACTTCATCATCTAGCACTTATGCGGATACAGGTTTAAGCGTTTCAATAACTCCATCATCTGCTACAAGTAAAGTTTTGGTTTTGGTAAATGGCACTTGTGGTCGTTCTAATGCCAACAGTTCTCAAGGCATTGGATTAAAATTAGTAAGAAACAGCACTGATATTCAACAAATTCACGAGTTAAATACTTATAGCGGTACGGCTTTAAGATGGGAAGCAATGTTTAATGCAGCCTATCTTGACAGCCCAGCAACAACTTCTGCAACCACATACAAAATTCAATTAGCGGCTTATGCAAATGCTGCTAGCGTGTGGGTTAATGATTGGGGAGTTTCAACAATTATCGTAATGGAAATAGGTGCATAATGGCTAAAAGTCGTGAAGTATTAGAAATGTTATTGCCCAATGGTGGTTGGGTCATTTACGGAGATGACTTTGATTCAATTCGTTATGATGATGGAGTTAATCCAATTTCCAAAAAACAATTTGAAGATGGTTTTGCACAATATGATGCTTGGAAAGCCGAGCAAGATCTTGCAAAATTAACCGCTAAAGAAGCAGCACAATCAAAACTTGCAGCACTTGGTTTAACTGTTGAGGATTTGACTGCTCTAGGTTTGTAATGCAACCCAAACTATGTGCAGCAGGCGTGCAGTTAAGAGATCAAGTTGATACCTGGTTTCCAGATAGGCGTACTGCCAGTGATGGGTGGGTGGGCGATAGCCGCCATACCACCAGAAAATCGGATCATAATCCAGACGCCTTTGGGTGGGTCAGAGCAGTTGATATTGATTCTCGCTTGGGTGCATCCGAAGGGATTAGTGCTTATCTGGCTGACCAGATCCGAATCGCAGGCAAAACCGATAAACGCATATCTTACGTCATCCACAATCACCACATCGCTTCCAAGTTATTAGGTTGGAAATGGCGAAGATACAAAGGCATAAACCCGCACACAAAACACATTCACATAAGCTTTACAAAGTTAGGCGACCTAAATGGCGCAGAGTTCGATATACCACTACTAGGGGGCAAAATTGGCTGATACATATAATATATTAATAGATCAAGGGTCTACTTACACTTTAGCTTTAACATACAAAGATAGTGCTGGCGTGCCAATTAACCTTACTGGTTACACAGCTGCTATGCAATTACGTAAAACAGTTAATTCAGCGACTGCCACCCTATCGTTATCTTCTCCTTCTTCTGGCATTGTAATCACTGGCGCAACAGGTTTAATCAACATCACCATAACCGCTACCCAGTCAAGAGATTTAGTTGCAGATATTTATGTTTATGATTTAGAGATTACATCAGGATCAGGAGTAGTTACTAGGTTAATTGAGGGTTCAGCAGTCGTATCAGCTGAGGTAACTAGATGAGTGATAACACCTTAACAGTTACCGAGGTAGTCAATTCTATAACAGTTACTCCAGTAGAAAATACTGTTACTGTTTCTGCAACAGGCTTGCAAGGGCCAAAGGGCGATACTGGTGCTACTGGTGCTACTGGTGCTACTGGTGCAACAGGATCTTCAGGGGTTATTGCTGTTGCAGCACCAATTACAAACTCTGGCACTTCTACATCTGCCAATATTGGAATTGATCTTGCTAACATAGCGTTGAAGTATGCATCACCTTGGCAAGTCAAATATCGCTCAGGTTATTGGTATGAAACAAATGTAACATCAGCAATTAACACAACTTCTTTTACAAAATCCCGATTGTATTTGCATCCTTTATTTATTCAAGAAAGCATTATTATCGATAGAGTTGGCGTTGAAGTCACAGCAGCCACATCTTCTACAACTTGGCGAATTGGTATCTACAACGCAGATTCCAATGGTGTTCCAACAACTGTGGTTTTAGATGCTGGAACTGTTGATACTTCATCTACGGGATTAAAAGTCATTACGGTTAATCAAACTTTATCCGCTGGAGTTTATTATGTTGGTGGCGTGTTTCAGGGTGCTGGATCATCAAGCCCTACAATGCGTGGATACAGCACTTTTAGTGGAAATTGGTCACCTGTAGCAACAACAACTCAAGCAGGTGTATCTAAAACTTCTTGTTTTTATAGAGATTCTGTTACAGGTGCACTTCCAACCTTTTCAGGTGAATTAGCCCTTGAAGTTTCCCCTGCTCGCACACAGTTTAGAATTGCATAATGAAATCAACCACTTACGGCATCGGTGGCTACGACCCAACCAAGCCAAATAACAACATCGTTGAAGAAATCGACCTACCAGATGAGGAAACAAAATGAATATGAAAAATCCATACGTACTAACACTAGGCGCATTCTTATCAGCCTGGGCAGCATCCAATTTCGCAGCTGACTATCGCTCAATTCTATGGGCATTACTAGCAGGTGTCTTTGGGTATGCAACTCCGAAGAAATGAGCCCAACAGAATGGGCTGGTTTTGCCGCAGGTATCGCAGCCGTATTGGTCGCTTTCTTTGGGGGTCTCCGTTATCTTATTAAAGGATGGCTTTGGACTTTAACTCCTAATGCTGGCTCATCACTTGCAGATCGTTTAGCAAGAATTGAAACACGCCAAGAAGAAATAATGCGCATTCTTCTGGATAGGAAGTAACCTTTACTTATGGCAACTACACGTAAGCGTAGAAAAATTAACAGGCGCAAGGTGCGTAGATCACCTGACCCTTTATCTAAGCTAGAAGTGTTTTATATTGCTAAACACGAAATGTTTAAAGCTGCACGCAAGGCAGGTTTCAGCGAATCTGTTGCGTTGTATCTAATGGATAGTCCAGAGTCTATGCCCGACTGGGTGGTTGGCGACAAAGGCATTATCCCTGTTATTCCTACTCCAGATGAGGATGAAGATTAAGCGTTGGCTAGTAATCTCAGACATCCAGGCTCCATATCAACTGGATCCAGCAATCAAGAATCTAAAGAAATTAGCCAAGCGTGAGCGATTTGATTCAGTATTGGTGGTTGGCGATGAAATGGATTTTCAAACCATTAGTCGATGGGCTGAAAAAACACCTCTGGCTTATGAGCAAACTATCCACGCTGACCGTGAATTATGTAAGCAGATTCTTTGGGATCTCAGCGAGTACAGCCGTGAGTGTCATATCATCAGGTCTAATCATAGTGACCGCTTATTTAATACTCTTTTAAAAACACCTGGCTTACTAAGCCTACCTGAGCTGCAATACCCAAAGTTTATGGGCTTTGCTGAAATGGGTATGACCTACCATAAAACAGCATATGAGTTTCATCCTGGCTGGGTACTGGCACACGGTGATGAGGGCAATATGAGCCAACACGCTGGAATCACAGCTTTAAACTTGGCTAAAAAATGGGGTAAGTCGGTAGTTTGTGGACACACCCACAGACTGGGTATGAGTGCCTATTCAGAGGCCATAGGAAGCCATTACAGGCCCTTATATGGGG